CTACATCATAGCTTGATAAGCTAGGCATATCAGCAAAGTCACCAATCATTACTATAACTTCTGGTTGTTTGTCAACAATATATCTACCTATCCAAGACAAGTAAGCCAGACTAATGCCTGGCTTTACTTGTGTGTCCCCTATTACTAGGTGTTTCTTCATGTCGTATACTCCTTTATCATTTTCTTATAGGTAGTGATCCAATCCTTTCTAAAGTCTAACCATAGAAAGCCTTCTTTCTCAGCCCAATTACTATACGATGTTTTACTTCGTTTAGTTATCTTGTTATCAGGGTTCATAAATAAGAATATAATTACTACCTTCGGATTACATTCTTTAAACCATACCATCTTTTGACGTGTAGCTAGGTCAAGTTTACCCTTAGCTTCTATGTATACATTGTGTGCCATTTTAAAATCAGGATTATATTTCCTCATCTTTACTGGCTGTGTGTATTCAATTACATCTGGTTCATACTTAACACTTGGAAAATGTTTCTTAAGTTCTGCCCAAGCCTTTACTTCTAACTTACTTTTAAATGTAGGCATTAAATCTATCTCTCCAAACATCATCCTCATGCTGCTGAATCCATAGACAACTTGCATTCATAATAAACTCTTCATCATTGCCATAGGCAGCACGTACAGTATTAAACATCTCTTGCTCTGTAGTGCAGTCAGCTAACATTTTCTTTGCTGTTTTATCACCAACCTTTTCAATACCTTTGATATTATCTGCAGTATCTCCTTTAAGACATTGCTCAAAGAACAGTCGTAGTCCTCCGAGCTCAGTCTGGTCAGTCCATTTGTCAGGCTTAACCCAACCCTTACCTTTAATTTCCCATGAGAAATGTTTACCAGGGATCATGAGCATATCTTTATCTAAGGATACAATCACAGTATCATCTGTTTGATTGATACCCATAGCATCATCAGCTTCTATTCCTTCAGGTGCTAATTCAGCTCCCATCTCTTCTAGTGCATAGTCTCTCAATGCTTCTAAATGGATTGGTTTAGGGGCAGTTCTGTTAGCTTTATATTCAGGATAGATTGTCTTACGAAAGTTAGACTTACCTGACAAGAATGCACGATACTCTGTACATCCTGTCTTAGTAAGTAGTTCATCTAACAACGCATCTGCTCTATACTTAGCAATACCAAAGTCATCTTGTTCTGCACTTGCAGCACATCTAAAGACAACTAAGTCATGGTCAATTAATGCAATCATGTTTATCCTTGTAAGAGTGGTAGCTCTGTTAGTTGTTCATTTAAAATGGTATGTCTTCAATGTCAGATACATCATTGGCAAAAGAATTAGCACCACTGTTAGTAGAAGCTAGTCCTAATACATAATCCTCGTACAACTTAGCTAGGCTAATAACATCATTAGCAGAAGCTGTTGATCGTTCATTTCTTTCTAGTGCTAGTGTTGCTACAGCATTTGAAAGCGAGGATTGACGGACTATCATTACTTGCCTAGCAGCACGTTCTTCTTTAGTCTCGTAGTTACTACCTGTTACACGAGTTGTAGGAGCACTTGCCTTAGCTTGAGGAGCTGTTGCAGTATCACCACCACGATTGTCTGTAGTTGTTTCTGCATCACCTACTGCTGTCCATTGCCAATAACCATTAGCATCTTTCTCAGTGCTAACATGTACGACATCACCTTTTTGCCATTCTTGAGCAGCTTTAAACACGGCAGGGTTAGCGAATGACATCAGCTTTTTAGACTGTGCTTGCCCTTGATCGTTCTTGTACATGATTTCTAATGATTGGTATTGTCTACCATTCTTAGCAGCATGTGTGTTTAAGCTTGATACATCTACAACATTAACTTGCATATAAATCTCCTATAAAATTATACATCTTCTACGTTACCCCAGCTATTACCTACTTGTATATCAACCCTAACTGGGAGGTTGAAATCTTTACCAAACAAATGTTTAAAGTTTGCTGGTACATTCTCAAATGATTCTTTAACAATTGGAACTATACTATTAGTATAACATATCTTTTCATCAAAGTCAAGCATGATAGAGTCATGTACAGTATTGATTAATTTAACACCTTCCATGTTTACTATCTTGTTATACAAACTAACACGAGCTATAGTCATTAGGTCAGCACCGAGTCCTTGCACTGGATAGTTAAGGATTCGTGTGCGAGGATACTTAAGGTTACCTTGACTATTAACCTCAGGTTGATACTTATATGTTCTGCCTGTTGGCATTACTAACTCATTAGTTTGTTTAACATCAAACATTATCTTATCATGCCATGCCTTAAGTCCTGTATACTTAGCATAGAACTGATCAATAACTCTTTGCCAAAATGTTTCATTACCTATGTCTTTAAAGTTAGGATCATTGGCATAACTAAAAGCACTACCACCATAGATTAATCTAAAGACAAAAGTCTTTGCAATCAATCTACTAGGTAACCCAAACTTTTGTTGGTTATCTGTATGTTGATCTGTCTGTTCCATTATCTCTTTGATAGCTACACTATCTTGAGATAAAAACGCAGCACATACCCATTCTAGTTGTTTTGCATCTGCATTAAGTAACATATTATAATCCTGAGTTAGCTTCTACTAATCTCTTATGATAATTATTAATAATAGATTGAGATAGTTCTAATCTAGCATCTTTATCTAGTAAAGCTAAAGTTGTTGTTGGACCATCTTTAAGTATCATGTTGCTAAATTCTACACTAACAAAATGTTTGTGTGCTTCTTCTTGAGCAGCAATGTATTCTTCTTTAGTCATTTCTACGTGATCATCCTTTCTAAATTTTAATCGTTTTTCTAAATGTTCCCAATTATCTTCTTCGTTCATGTCATTCTCCGTATCTAGATGGAAAGAGAGTTTTAATCTCACCATCAAAGTTTTGTAGGTTAGGCTTACTACTACTTAGCCTACCTGTCTTAGTCCTACATTGATTAAGTTGACCATGTATGATTCCATTAGCCCAGTGCATCTCATCAATTAGTTGTGGCACACCATGATAGTATGTAGTCATACGTTTCTGCATGGTAGCACGTGCCAATATAATTCTTAATATTTCTTTACCTTCATCACTACGTGGTGTTAGCTTACGTAAGGTCTCTTCATTCGTACTGAAGAACCCTTCTTTTTTAAGCTCAGTCTTAGGCAAAGGATTTATTCTTCGTGGAAATTCTTTGTCTTGTTCTTCCCACCTATACTTAACTTCGCCTGTGCGTACGCCAGTTTTGTAATGTCCAATGGGGCGTTGAAAACGCTCCTTAATGATCCCACCATAAAGAAAAGCAGAAAGATGCTCGCCAGAATTGGGATTAAAATTATCGTAAGCATGAAAGTCATACAGCTTCTTGTTAAGTTTGGATATCTGTTCTTCAAGTTCATCTCCTAATACTTTAGACTTATCATAATCATACTGCATACCATTGTATTCCATAGCTTGCAGCACTAGTAAGTCTTGGTTGTGTAGAGCTATGAGCTTACGGAGATGAGGTCGTTTAGACAACTCTTCCATTTGCTTGACCATAACTTTCTCAGTTAGTTCTAAGTCTCGTTGTAAATACTCAGACAGTATCTCTTCAGGTACCTCAGTAGTATTAATACCATTCTTCCAATAGTTTTCTTTAACCTCATCTAGTTTATTACCTAGACCATAGTACTCTGATGTTGCATCTAATGATGGATAAGAATTTTCTTGGTTAGATAATACATACTGTACTAACTGGCAGTCCCATATTCTTTTCTTATCAAAGGTAATACCATATCTTTTAAGCCAGTGTAAATCAAACTTAATATTAAACCCTACCAACACATCGCACTTATCCACGGCTAATTGGATACGATCAAGTGATTCTCGGTAAGGTTCAACGGAGAACTCTATGTCTTCTATACTAACTTCATTTTGTGATAACATACCAACCATACATAACTTGTTAGTCTTATCAAAAGGATTACCATTATTACTAATAGTTGTTTCTACGTCTAATACTAAGTAACTCATAAGTCTTCATACCTCGCTATGTTAGGTTTAATCATACACTGTTTGTTGCCATGACGCAAGTCAGGCAGTGTATCTTTATCACCAATTAATTTATTCTTACTGATGTTTAAGAATCGCATGTTACTTGTGTTGTCTTGTTCTTTTCCTATGCCTAGTATCCAGTCAGCTTCACCTTGCTTTGCAGTCTTGCTGCTGTCTACATCATCCATTGTTAACCACACCTTGCCTTCGGCAGTACCACCTGCTTGGGATACGGCAATGACAGGGGCATAACTTTTAGCTATTTCTCTTG